TCTGTTGCATTGGATTCATATCTTTAGCTATTGGATTCTTTATCTGTAGTAATCCATATACATAAGACTTTGTTGGACTAGATAGATTGCCAACGGCTTTGTGATTCCATGCTGATTCTTTTGCTATTAGTAACTTAATGCATTTAGCTTCATGCTTAGGCATTGTCGCATTTATGTATTTTCTAGGGTCATTTTTGAAGGCATCTATTTGCCCAGTATTAGCAGCAGACATTGGTGATAATAGAGTTATCCCAATAGCGATGGCTACCGAGCGAGCTATCCGCGAGCGGCTCGCTCTGTGCCCCTTATGGGCACTAGCCCTGAGAGTACCATTCATGTCAATCTCCTTACTATAAGTGCTGGTCAGACGGCGTGTCGTTTAGTCCTTGCCCCATCCTTTGCCCTTAAAGTGAATTGGATTAGCCGTAATTATCTTTGTCATTGGTTCATTGCAGTAAGTGCATAAGACTACTGGTCGATTGTGCCATCCATGATTGATCTCTTGACTGAGATTGCATCGTGTGCATTTGTAGTCATAGGCTGGCATGTTAAACATCTCCTGATCTTATATGACCCACAGACAGTACAACGGTCGATGTCTGACTCTGTAGGTTCCTTATCCAAGTGACCGTATTTTAATATGAGTAGTGGCAATAGATCAGCTAATCGGATGATGGCGCAATACTCAGCAGCATCTTCTCCTTGTCCATTTAGCCGTAAAACTCCGAACCCTAACTCCCCAGTCTTATCGGTCCGAGCTTTTAATTGTCGCAAATAACTGAGAGGCTGGAACGCTGTTCTAGATTTCACCTCGCAGTCAAAAGGAACATTGACAATATCCTTGCCACTACCCCTTCCGACAGTTGCGCCTTCCCACACAGTCGATAGGTACTGTGCTACAACACGCTCTGTACGGAACCCTCTTGCCCGTCTTGAATTAGCCATTTACCGCATGACATTTACGGCATTGCCAAGCGCCAACTACAGGCTTTTCTTCTTTAATGACAATGTTAGCCACAATATCTCTAGCTTCTGTAGGCTCATTACATAACTGGCAGTTGATGATTTCAATGAATGGAATGTCATCGAAGTTAACCCATCCACCTAATCCATCTGCATTGTGTATCTCAATGTAACCCATTATGCTCTCGCCTTCTGTGGTTCCCAAGTTCCTTGACTACTTAATTGATACCAAATTGTTGGACACTTCGGCTCTGATCCACCAACCCCAATGTGCTTACAGAAGTATCCACCCCATGCCCTGCCATTCTTGTTGCCATCCTTAAACTCCATGTCACCATGCTTACAACTAGGTGCAACCTTTGCAGTTCCCAGTATCTCTGAAACTGTATTAAGAGCTGCATCGATGGTTACTGGTGCTGGCACTTCCTTAATAGATTCATCTTGCTCGCCGAATGGTGTAGTCCAGTAATCCTTTTCGACTTTAGCAGCAGGAGCTTTAACTACCTTTGTCATCTCTTCGCGGCTTGGGCGCTTTCCCTTAGGAGCATAACCTGCGTTTGCAAGCGCTCTGCCGATCGCCGAAGTTTCACAATTCTCCAATGCTGAAGTCTGATTAACACCTCGACTAGTAACTGTTTCCTCAGCGAGCCCAGTTGCCCATGCAACACTATCTGTAGCAGTTTTGTATAGATACGCCTTAACAACATATCGACTACTCTCGATAACTTCCAATTCAGTTGAAATACGAAAATCTGGATAGTCTTTAATAAACTTTTCAAGTCTTACCTCCACAGGCTCATAATCGGCTAAATTAAACATAATCCTCATTCTCCTCTGTTTTAAGTTCGCAGGCTAATGCGAGATAAGCGCAGGCATCGATATAGGAATCGAGATGTCCGGGGGATTCTTGGATTCTTGATAGTTTGACTTCGACCATTGCAAGGCAAGCTTCGTAGTCCTTGATTGGGAAATTAAATAGATTGGATAACCGCTTAGCGATCCGATCTTGGTTGACTTTCGGATGACCGTAGATTGCACCACGATCTTGCATGACATCGGTTGCGCTAAGCAAGACTTCACGGGCTTTCATTCTTGCCAAAATTCTTGGCGATTAACTGCTCTACCTCGATGATAGCCTTCTCGAAACCCACGCTTGTAATTACCTTCTGAAACATGTGCATAAATTAATCCAACCGCTAAAGGAAAGAGAAGTACAGCTGCACCGATTATTTGATTGTCTGTCATTTGGCTGCCATTTCTAGCAACTCAGAGGAGATCATTGCTGGTGCAATGTCGTTGACTACTGTGTAAATCTTGCCATTCGGATGTATCGATGGCGCTGCTGCTACATACCCTTTATGTTTGATATCAATACCAGAGTCTAATGATCCTCTAAATGACAATAATGGGCTTGCTTCATAATAGTAATGAAAGCCATCACCTGTCTGAACTGTGTAGGTCTCACCAAATTCCTCTAATACCTCGCCACCATTTCTAAAATCAACATCAAAAACTACTAGATTAGATGTTATGCAGGCAATTCCAATATTGGCTGTTGGATCGACATCAAACCAAAACTCGATAAGAGCTTGATCTGTAGTAGCGCCTAAATAGGCATTCTTAATCAAATCAAAATGAGGGTCTTTTTTCTTACTTTTTAATGGCATTACTGCCCAACCTTTTTGTGCGTATTCTAATGCGGCTTGTTTTGTGCCTATCGTTGTATTCATTTATTGCTCCCTATCGAACTAACACCTTCGGTTAGTTGCAGGTTTAGTGTTGCATAGATTTAGCGAATTGTCGCTCTTCCGGCGTGTCGAAATGGAGAAGCTTCAGACTCATCCACCGCATCATCCAATGTGCGCCTGACCGGGAAGATATCCCTAACGAGGTCGTCCATAGACTTTACCGTTTACTATAAATGTGCCATTCTTTTCAATGTAAATAAGATCAACTTGGACATTTTTGTTATGAATGTACATAATTGCAAAAGCCTGTTGCCAATTAGCCGTTCCTCGGGTATATGCAGCCTGTTTGAAGTCCATTAGGTTACCTACCTCAACTCCATGCAAAACACGCCCCATTCGGCCTCCTATGGCTTCTGAGAACGATGTCCTGCCAGCGCGATGCGTGTGACCAGAAATGATATTGGTGCCCGTCCTGCGTGATGCTTCCAATGCGCTCAGACCGCCTTGAGATTTGATTGGTGTGTGATCGCCATGAACCGCCACCCAATTAGGAGCTAGTGGCATGGGCTTTTTCCAAAAGGTAATCCCAAGCTCATCAAACTTCATGAATTTTTCAAAGCGTAGTTCTGGCAACGATAAGAATGATGGGATTTTCTTCATGATGATGTTATAGAGGCGATCTGTGTGATTTGACCTAATGCAGTCAGTAACGCCTAATTCCCATAACAACTCGACACAGCGATCACGATCATCGCCTAAGGTCTGCTCATAAGCGCCCGGGGTTCCATCTGACCATTTGCTAATAGTCTGAAAATCGATCTCATCGCCAATAGTGACAGTTTGATCTGGCTTGAAGGTTTGTAAGAATTTAGCAATGTTGCGTGTTACATGAACATCCTCAAAAGGTACTTGAAGATCAGACAGTATAACTATTCGCTTAATCGTCATCCTCATCTTCGTAATCGCCGAACCTTTCTGGATCGACTGGAGATGGCAAAATCCACGCAGGATAAGCTGTAGGCTCAATAATGATTGCTAATGCTAAATCAACATCCATACCTGCTCTACGCAATGCTCGATACATCTCTTGCAGGCTAATAGCCCAAGCATCAAGAGCTGTGTAAGTGTCTAGGTCTATAACCTTTTTTCTTGCCATGTGCTAATTGTCACTTCTCTAAGAGTCGGATTATGGTTTCGACACGCGCTGATAGCGCAGTAACTTCGTCTCGCAAAGATGACCCTGAATTGGGTTTAAGTTCGTTTAGGTAATGCTTTACTAACCAACGCACCGAGCCAATAAATGAACCAATAACGGTCGTAGCAGCAACAGCAAGAACCGCCATGTCCTCCACAGTCATTATCTTTTAGGTGTGGCATAACCGAACACGCCTGATAGTACCGACCAAAGGATTGCACGATAATCAACATCAAAGTTGGTTGCTGACCAAGCTGCTAAAAATGCTCCTGCTGCAAGGAATAATGGATTCTTGATTTTCATACTTTGCCTCCTAGAAGTGGGATTTGAAAAAACGAACGATCTTCATCGCCAGCCTTTGTGAAGCTGATATGAATGTGCTTGGTGTGAGGGTTTGTACCCCTGTATTTGATCCAGCGCCAGAGTGTTCTTTTGCTTGCAATTTTTTTATCAAAAATGACATATGCAATTCGCTTGCTTGATTTGGCGTTAATTCGTATCTGATCGGCAAGGTAATGAGCTGTGGCATTTTTCCCATCGAGAGAAGCATCGAGATCGAAAGCACGGATGTACCCTGTATCAGGGCAAGGGTTGTGATCGCTCTTCTTGGTGGCGTGTCGTGCATCTCCGATGGTTCCGTCAGAACGACGGTCTCTGTCAGGATAAGCATCATCCGCCTGCTCTCTAAATTGAATTACAGATTTACTTAGTCGAGCTTTCATCCAAGTAGGATTGCCGCTTCATCGGCAGTAAGACCTAAGCGATCAAGGATTGCTGCGCGAGCAGTTTCTTTTGCTTTAACTTCGGCTTTTAATGCTTTGTCATCTTCAACATCTTTGAGATACTGAGCATATTCATCTTCATTCATTTCACGATTAA